CACGGGTTCATGGTTGCTTGGGGTTTTACTGGAGCAGGCGCGCCAGCACTCGCCAAACTTGTAGGTAAGCTACCAACGCCATACCCCTGTATGCCGCCCATGATTGCGCCGGACAAGTCAAAACCTTTTTTCTTGAAGCCCCCTGTTCCGCCAGATAACCCGCCAAAAGCCGCCGCTCCTAGCGCCCCCGCAGGGGTTAACGCTATACCCACCTCCGCTAGTGTTGTCCAGCCTCCGGGAATAATGTCGCTGACTGTTTTGTCAATCCACTTGCCAGCCTTGTCTAAATCAATTCCGGTAATATCTTTAATGGGTTTTGATAAATCAATCCCAGTGACATCAATGCCTGTCTTTTCTTTGAGCCATTTACCAAGTCCCATGTTCGCTCCTTAAATTTTGACAGACCAAGTGTGACCACCAGAATTTTCTGGCTGAACTGGCACACCAATCTGCTGAAGAACCTCCAAAAGCATGGCATCTTCATCATCACCGTAAATTACATTGGCTCCAGAAGCCTTGATCTTTTTCAGGGCGGACATGACAACCTTGGGAAGATTCATCGCCCCATCTGCTGTAAACATGATTACTTCTACGGCATCACCGCCAGCACGGGTCACCATGAAAACGGTGTCGCCCTCTTTGAGCAAAATTGAGTTGCCCGATTCAACGGCTTGTTTGATCGCACCCATAGCCTGAGCAGGGTCATGTCCATCTTTTTGTGCCTGATTTGCAATGATTTCTGAGGCGTTCATGCGCTGGCGCTCCTGTGGTCAGTCTCTTGAAATAGTATCATGTTTAAACTCTCTAAGCATCAATTTTATGTGGTTGTGACAGTCACGCCACCAACCTCTACGGTGGCAGACAAACTTGCGGCATACGCCTTGTAGTCAACAACAATCATCAAAACATCGCCGCTTTGGTAAACCGAACCAACTGGTAACCCAGCCCCTGTTAACGGGAGCCTAGACAGGGTTATGGAATCCACCTGAATAGGAGTTGTTGAGTCCAAAAGGTTAAAGTAATTGCCAAGCGCACGAACCAGTTGATTCATAAAGTTAGCATCGTATGCCGTTGTCGGCATAGGAAGGGTTGGCGCTTTAAACTTTAGAAGTGCCATCAGCGAGTGCCATCCGGTCTGCCATCAAGGCGAGGTGCGCCAAGTTGCCACGCTACGCCCAAATCTACAGACTCAATCTTGAACCCCATTTGACGGGCACGGGCACGAAGAAACACTTGATCGGTATATTGATTTACCGTGGTCTGGATGACTGGCTCGCTGGGTTCTGACTGATATGCGCTTCCGGGGAAGTTTCTTGGCTTCATTGTGATGAGAACCTCTGGACTTGCGGCGGTGGAGCCAGAAAACTCAACGTCTGGAATTATCCTTCTGATAAGCATGAGGTGATCGCCATCTTGCAAATCAACATCATTGGAAACAATATACGAACCCATTGGGTCGGTGTCATCATCACAACCTTGCTCTTGGTTGTAATAGTAGCCATCTGTCCTGACCGCTTGTGGGTATTGGCGCAAGGGGCTATCGATCCAAGCGGAACGGTCTAAGGTTCCGTAGTACCAAACCATTTCAACGTGATTCCAGATGACGTAGCTGTCGTTTGTGTCTGAATCTGCACTTGGGTAAAACCACCAAACTTCATTCCAACCCTCATTTGTCCCTGAAATAATTTGGTCTGCTTGCTCAAAATTTAAATTGTTGAACACATGGTTTCGCAATGTAGTCGGAAGACTTGTGATCGTTCCGTTGTACATATAAAACTTATCCAAACCCATCCAATACGTTGTATTGTTTGCGGTTGACTTTGCTCTTGGGCTGATGATGGATATGTTGTCAGCGAGCTGTTGGTAGCTAAAAATGTCGTTTGTTCCTGTGAATTGCAAGGAATAAAGAATGGATGTAGTCCAAATCAAAATTTCTTGACGAACTCTAAGGCCGCAAACAATGCGTGATCCTGATGGCAGTTGAAGAAAGCCAGCAGAGTTTTCGATGGTTGGAGTCCAGTTGAATGGATTATCAATATCAGACCAGCGAATCAGCAGTGGGTTGAAGTTTGTGAGTCCATAATCGTTTGCCCCCAAGGCCAACAAGATTTTTTGATTTTGAGAAACAAGCATTTGAGTTGCCTGAATGGGGCAGTCACTTGCTTCTGGCATAAATTGAAGCTCAACAGGCGGAGTGTATTGGGGGTCGCCACTAACCTCGGTGTACGTCCAGTAGTAAATAGCCCCGCCCCGAATGTTCATCACAACATCGTTGTCAAAGTTGTCAAACCACCAATCTCTTTGAGGAGAAACAACAGGCGCTGGAGCGCCAGTACCCCAGCCAGAACGCCCCCAAGTACCTGCGCCCCAACCGTATCCATAGGTGGTGATTTCATTGCCTATGTTGATTTGAAAGCCAGCATAAATTGCTGTGCCGCCTCCGGTTGTGCTTGCCGATGTGGCTGTAGATGTGACGGTAAAACTAAATGTATTGGCGTTGATGTAGGTGATTGTCTGGGTTTTATTTAACTCTGCGGCGGGAATGCCGCCAAAGGTTGTTACGCCAGAGAAGGTAACCCCATCGCCTGTTACAGCCCCATGAGCAGGGATGACGCAGGTGATGACATTGGAGCCAATTGCGCCTGTTGTCAGGCAGTTGTTTGTTGTTGCTGGGGCAAAGATTACTCGCAACGGTGTAATGTCATACACAACCGTTCCAGCCTCAGCATATACCCGAGAACTTGTTCCAAGGAACATGATGTTGTCATCATAGCTGGTGACGTAGTTAAACATCTGGCGACAAACACCAAGCAAAGGAGTTGGGATGTACTTTGCCCATCCGCCAATCTTTTGAGGACTTCCCGACAAAAACCTAATTTTGTCGCACTCATACCAGCCACCCTCTCCTTTGTAGTTGGTTTGATCCCTGTTTAAACCGGGCTTGTAGAGAAGTTTTTGCAAAGACATGGCTAACCTTTAGGCAACAAGACCGTTTAAATATACTGTTTTACCAGCTTGCTTGGTAGCGGTGAGTTCTTGGTTCTTCAAGTTATTTGGGTCATACGAGACATGAACCCAGCCAGAATCAGGGATGCCGGGTGTGTAAAACTCAAGGATAAGCTGTGTGTAATCCAAGTTATCCATGATCCACTGGGCAAGTTCAGCGTTTGGCACACCGGGAATTTCAATGTCAGCCGCCATTCCACGGGTGTGGTCAGAAGGCTTGGCCCCCTGTACGCCACCAGCCGCCGCATTGACAGCCAAAGAGCGGAAGGCAGAGTTCACCTTTACACCCCTTTGAAAGTGATCCCGCACAGGCTGAAGAACCCTTTCGCACAACAAGCGAAGGCTTTCTACCTGTTCATCATTTGGTTCATTGTCAATGTTTAAACGCAGTGCAGTCTCAGACTTGGTTAGTTCATGCAAAGAAAAGTTGGCGGTAAGGTTCATTTCATGCTCCTCATTTTTTCGTAGGTGTCGATACAGGCGTTGAGTTGGCGGATGGCTTGGTCGCCTCTGCTGGTGAGATCGACAAGAGCTTGAGCAGTTCGTCCGTCAAGCTCGGCTCTTGCTTCTGTATCTCCGCTGGGAGCGGAGGCATCTCCGGCGGCTTGTACGGGGCACTCGGGCGCTTTGACAGGAATGAACAGCTTGCGCTCGCCAGAGGCAAGATCAGTACGAAGCTTAGTTTCTTTAATCCGTGCAACATCGTTGGCTTTCCTCAAAGTTTTGGCGTAGGTCTGAGCAACCTCTGCCATGCGTTGTTCTGTTTCTCTTGCTTCAATGTTTAAACGAGCTACCTCAGTTTGTTGGCGGGCTTCCTCGTCATTCGACCCTTTCCAATACCCGCCACCAAAAGCAGACAACACCGCCAAAACGATGCCAAGCAAAATGTACGGGTTAAAAATACTCATGGCTTGTTGACCTCTTCATCGTCATGGGACAGCTTGATGCCAGCCAACAAACCAATGAACCCGCCAACCACCGTCTGGAACGCAGGACTGATGAGCTTGAAGATTTCGGTGTTATCCACCTTCTCATCAAACAACCCAATCATCAGCGTGAAAACCATACTGCACACCACAATACACAGGGTGGCGGCAACCATTAGGGTGACCTTGTAGGTCAGCTTGCCTCGTAATGTTTGTTCCATGCTTACCCCTCTGCCTTGCCACGAACATAGGCTTGTGCCGCCATAAAGGCAACCACAATGGTTCCCATTGCCGCACAGTAGGTTGTGGTCAAGCCACTTAATGCGTTGACCTTGTCCAGCGCAACTAGCTCTGAAGCAAGAAATGCAATGAGTACAGGCGGCGCACCTAAAGCCGCCCATGCCATCACACGCTGTTGATCGGCTAATTTATCGAGATTCTCAATTTGAATAATTCGTTCAGAGCGGGACAGTTCAGCATCAGTCACCACGCCGTCATGGTTGGTGTCAAATTGGTTGTATGTTGAGTCTTTCTCAAGTTGCTTACTCATATTTTTCCCTTCGATCAAAAACAGGGCGGTCTTTAAACTGCTCTGGCGTATTCCGATTCTTTCTCTCCACTTCCCGCCGTAGCTTCTCCACCTTCTCAAGTTGTTGTTTGGCTTCGTTCTTTGTTTCCAGCACATCAAGGTACATGAACGCCAACAACGGCAACATGAACGCAACCAACAATACCGCCACGACCCAACCGACCATTCCCATCACAAGCTCCTCAGTTGTTTCAACCACAGGAGCCATGTCCACAGGTATGCGATAAGGATCAAGGTTAGGACGGCGGCTCCCGCTTTGAGGTTTCGGCTTCTTTCCCTTTGGTGTCGTTGCCATCTGAGTCTTCTTTCCCGTTGCTCTTGTGCAAGTCTGGCGGCTTCTTGTTCAGCGGCAATGACATCCCTCATCTCAAAGACCTTGCTGTACAACGCCCCCATCTCAGGAGGACTCTGGTACACCATCGTTTCCCTGACCTCAATCTCCAGCGCCGCCATCTGATCCATTGCCATCACCCGCTTCAATGCGGCTTCCATTTGGTTTTGGTCAGGCTCGTAGACGTTTCTGGACTTTTCTTCTTCCTCCCTGTTGTGTGCGGCTAATTGTTCTTGAAGTCTGAAAAGTTCCGTAAGATTTTTGACAACGCCAACCATGACCTGCGTTTCGTCAATGGCAACGTATTTGTCCTTCTTTTTCGCCACAGGCTTGAG